CACCATCTCCTTTGCCGCTGTACCGTGCGCAGCAAGCTTCTTGCTGTCAAAGAGATACTCCTCCATGCCCAAACAGACATCGTGCGGGTCGCACGCCTCCGCCTCACCACCCACGGGCGAATAGACCATCGGCAAATAGTAACGGTGCTTCGGCTTTACCATGACTGAGTTATTCGGCTTGCAGAACTCCTTGAAACCGCCAATGTCAGGAACAACCTGCGGAATACCCACACCCATCTGCTCAAAACTGCAGAGGCCCCAGCCCTCACCATCGGCCGTGCTGATACCTACATCGGCAACATTGTAGAAGAGATTGATCTCCTCATCACGGAACGTCATGTCTTGGCTGCTGATCATGAGGCGATTTGCGAACATCTCTACAGCCACGCCACGCAACTTCAGTTCACGCTGGAAAATCTCAAAGAGCCACCAACCACCCTTCTCGCCCTTGTCGCAGACACACATGAGAAAGATCGGCTTCGTAGGATTCTTAACTAGGAGTTCCACAAACGCCATGATCAGAAGATCATAGCGCTTGCGCGGCTGGTTACGATTCAAGTTCAGGTAGACAAAGGCATCATTGGGAATACCCATCTGCTTGCGAACCATTTCACGCGGCAGCGTAAAATAGAGTTGCTTGTCGAAGCCGTGAAGAATGAGATCAATGGGGCGGTTGACACCCTGATCCTTGAGGCACTTCTTCCAAAATGACGTGAAGGCAAATACGCGGTCCGCATCACGGTTGATGATATCAATATAACCCTGGAGTTGGCATGTGTAGACCTGGTCGACATAGAGCCAGATCTTGAAATCACGCTTTACACCTGACTTGCGAATCTCCTCCAGGAACTTGGCCACAATCGACATATCATTGTAAATCATGATTACATGCGGCTTCTTCTTACGGATTGCATCAGGTAGACCTGCAAAGCCGAAACCCTGGGCGACCGGTTTCTCTGTAGCCGCCGCGTCGATTACATCCACATCCGCAGGATAAGGACGATAGTTTGTAGGAGCCGTGGGAAACTTCTGGAATCCATAGTGAGTTACAGAGATATCCTTCTGCTTCGTCAGTTCACGGATGAGGTTGTGGCTTACACGGCTGTAACCCGTGTACTGCTGGAGGTGCGTTGATACTAGCATGAAACGGAGGTTGCCAGGCTTTGACTCTACAGGCTTGGCATCCATCTTCACACTGTCAACAAGGCTCGCTGCACTCTTGATTTGACCTACAAGTGGGGAAAGCATCTGTGCAGCAGGAGCAGGGGCTGCAGGGGCTGCAGGGGCAGCAGCATTGGCTGCAAGTTGGGCCTGGATACTCTTCAGGTATTCGGGAAATGAATCTGCCATCTAGAACACCTAGTATGCTGGACTTTAGATAGGTTTTAATAAAATTGATTCTGTACTAAAACTACGTTAATGCCCAGAAATGGCATCGAATCTACTCCAACATAATTTGGTCCAAACAGTAAGTCAAACAGTACGAAAGGTTGGAACTACATCCTATCTTCTACTTGGCGCGGTAAGTGGTGCAGGCATGGCATATGCTGCACAACGAGAAAAGTACCTACAAGTCCCTCTTGCGTTCCTCTTTCCTCCTTTCTATGCAGGATATCATCTCTATAAAAACAAAGACTCTGTGATACAGTGGTTTCACAAGTGTCCCTGGTCTAAGAAAAACTTATAATACTAGAGTAATGCGATCTTCACGCTTCCAGATGAATTCCATTGTCAATTCCTTCAGAAATAAGCCGTATGTGAAGGCTAAAATCTCTGCTGCTCTACGGGAACAAGTCTGGATTCAGCATAATGGTCGCAACTTTGAAGCCAAGTGTGCAACGACCTGGTGTCAGAATAAAATCTCTGTTTTTGATTTTCAATGTGGTCATGATGTTCCTGAATCGAAGGGTGGTCCCACCGATATTAATAATCTCTTTCCAATTTGTCCAAAGTGCAATCTTTCAATGGGTAATCAATATACATTGAAGGAGTGGTCTGCACTCTATACTGCAGTAAAACCCAGAGATCTTTCTAAGCCTAAGCCGAACCCATTTGCTTATCTCTGCTGTTGCTCAGTTAGCATCGACGAAAAGGCCACCAAACCCAATCAAACCAACCCCGTCTAGGTATCACTGGGGTTGGTACAGCGGCAACAACCGCAACTGTAGGTTCCACTTTGAGTTCATCTTCAAGAAACAGTGCCGAGCAGGGACCCTTACCGCGCCATTTCTTAGATAATTTATGAAATAGATCGGCAAACACTACATTGAGGTCGCGAGCAACTAAGCACTCAACGCAGAGAATTTTAGTCAAGAGTTTTGCTTCATCTTCAGTACAACCTGCCGCTGCACCAAGTCGAACAGACCGCTCCATCCATCCATTCCAGATTTTATTCTCCAATGGATCGGGTGCACTGTATTCATCGAGACTGACATCCATAACAAACACTAAAAAGTGCAGAAGTCCAAGAAGTCGTCCATCGGGGAACCAATCAAAGAAACGAATCTCGATACCGTGATTCCAGTGTTTATTGAAATTGATATCGAGCCCAATTGTCTTAAGAGGCTCGTATCCAGAGTTCTTATGATAGTCTGTGTACCAGGTTGACCGAACTGTATCAAGTTCAACTGTGAGAATCTTTCCCTTTTCCATTTTGTTTGTATCATACGAACCAAGGCCAATATACCGCGACATTGCACCACGCTGTGTACCTGCCGCATAGAGATCAGGACGAACCGCCGCTAAATAATCGGCCGAACCAAAAACTCCTACAAGAAGTGGCTCCAGCCACTGGATATACCGAATCAGTGTACAGTGCTGTTTTTCAAAGAGTGGAAAGTCTGCAATCTTTCCCTCAGCATTTAACTGTGTTGGAAGTGTTAGATTAATATGGTAGGTTCCATTATTGAAAATCGCCAGATTCTTCTGATTTGTAGCCATAATGGCCAATCCGTAATTCTGTTTTGCCCATTGAATCGTACCGTGTTCAAGAAGAAAACACTGTTCGGTAAAAATTGTCTGTATAGCCTTTTCAAAGCGTTTTCGTGATTCTGTGAATTCCGTAAACACTTTTTTGACGGTTGTCTTGTAGAAATCTTGTGTAATAATTTCAATACTGTCTCCATCGAAGGTATAGTTGGTTTCATAGAGTTTCTCGAACAGAGCCGGTTCTTTTTTCTTGAGTGAATCAAAAAGTGTCTTGCCTTGAAATACAGGATTTGGTGGCGTGCCCTTTTTATAAAGTGTCTCGTGTTCCAAGAATTTATCCGTTTTTGTCATTGCATGTGCATTAATTAAAAGCGGTAGACTAAACTGCGGTTTTTTCATGGTAAGAAGTTCGAGTGTGCTTTGCAAAAGCACTGGTTTATAACTTTTAAAATAGTCAACACTGTAGCGCTCAGGGCGATGATTCTCACGAATAAATTTATCTGTAACAGAAACCGGTTTTGTCATTTCAAAATAGGACTCACATTCAATACCAATTCCCCAAAAAAAATCATTCTTAACATAAACATCTCCGTAGCGTTTATGTTTTTCAAGAACGGTATTGACCAGGGTGTTCCCTCCTACCCCCATCTCTATATCTCTACCCATTTTGCTTTTTCCACTAAATACGGAGAGTAGACCGTATCTTAGTTGCGGTTTCGAGTTTCCACCTCCTGTATCCATCTAAAATTCCATTTCGATATTGTTCCATCACTTCAGGATTACTTGAAAGTTGGAACATGAGCGCAGCCGCATGGTCCCATGATGGCAAATCGATAATCGGAAGCCATGCCTTAAAATGTTTATCAACTAACATCTCATCACCAGGTTGGCGGATATACATCGGAATACATCCACACTCAAGGGCCTCGTAGAAACGATAGGTCTCATGATTATTTCCTGCAGGAACAGGAACAAACTTAGAATTCAGTAGCATGCTCAGATAAGCATCTTCAGATAGCATGCCAGGATCATTCCACTGTGCAAACCAGCGTATATAATTCGGCTTAATGACTTCAAGTCCCTTCATAGCCTCCTTTCGTCCACGCCAATCTGTACCGGCAAATGACCAGGTGAATTCACGGAATGGGAGTCGCGGAGTATCCATCATAGGATTCTTGATTCCTGAGAAACGAGTCCAGTGGTATCCGAGTGGAATCACCGTAACCTTCTCTCCATACTGCTCAAGTTCCTTGCGCCAATACATGCGAACAACTCCAAGGCACTGAGCCAATCCGTAAAACTCAATCGGATCTGAGACAAACTCATCACTCAGATGAATTACATAGAACTTTGTATTTGTCTCTGCGAGGCGTTGAAGTATTGGCATCCAGGTGCTCCACCACGGCTTCATTACAAGAAGAATCGGCTCATCCTTTGGCAAAGGATCATCGACACTGATATCTTCTGTACAGAGATCCTGTCCTTCTCCAAAAAGTTCTTTCAGCCACTTTCCTTCATAGAGTAGTCCAAGGTCGAGTACTTGTTGCTTGAGTTTTAGAATACGCCGCCCCTTCATCTTCTTAGGAGGATCCGTTGCACGAGGTAGATAATTCATATAGACTTCAAGTGCGCGGCGAACCTGTTCGGGCCAAGTCCTGCCTGCTTGAGTTGCAGAATCTGTAAGGATGCCCCATTGCTTATAGAGTTCACCAAGTTCATTCTTCGAAGGTAGACCTGCAAAAGTCTCATCGCTCATCGCAGTTAAAAACCCAGTAAAGTCCTCATCTGTCTTTTCATTCCATTCCATTTTCCAGGCCTGCATGAT